TATGTTTTTTACAAAAAAATTTATCTTCTTTACCAAATTTAGCTTTAAATTTGCATTTTTCATTACAACAATTTGGAACAAAATTACATAAATTTAAAACATTCCAATCTATTATATTATAATTGCTTTCATTTTCATTGTGTTCAATTAAAACATAAGCTAAATTTTTTATTCCAACATCAATACTAAGAACTTTCATTAATATTTAAAAATAAATTTATTTAAATATTAATTTTATATTATTACATACTTTTAACACACATAGAATAAATTATTCTATATAAATAATATGAAAATAATCCACCTAATGAATTTATAATTACTAAAACTCCCATATCAAAACTTTTTTTATTAAATAACTTAATTAATCCAAGAATTAAACCAATTAAAGCTAAAAAAAATATACCTAAACCAATATAATAAAAAATCATACAATGTTCTCTCCCTAAAGGAGACATAATACTATCAAAAACATTCATATTTTATATAATAAAATATAAAATAAATTTTTATTTTTTATTTTTTATTTTTTATTTTCTTCAAGATTTAATGGTTGAGTAACTTTAAAACGCGGTGCATGTAGTTTTGCATCTAATTGTTGTTTTGATAAATATAAATTTTTTAAATCACTGTTTTCATAGCCATATGGTTGGTCATTTGATAAAATTGAATTAAAAATATATGGAGTTCCGTTTAATTGTTGCATATTGGTATCATTATTTATATATGGACAAGTTCCACATTGATCACAAGCATTTAATTGATTATTTTTTATAATGGAATCTGCATTTTTTTGTAAATAACGGCGATAATCACTATTATTTGTAATATTTTCTTTTTTTTTAATTATATTATCTAAAGCTGCGCCCGGTTGATAAGTTGAATAATTTCTACCATCATTCATAAATGCTGGAAAATTAAAATGAATATTATTTGAACCACTATCACAAGTTCCCCAAGTCATTTTATATTATATATTTTATAATATAAAATATTTATAAATAAGTTTTTAATTTGATTGTAACATTTTTATTAAATCATTTTTTTTCATTTTTTGTGAATTTTCATTAGTTGTTAAATTTTTAGTAACAACCAAACTTCGTAAATCATCTACTTTCATTTTATTTAAACCTTTTTTTACTTCTCCAACGATTGAAACCGAATCATTGTCATTATCTATTTCATCGTCATTTCCTAAATTAATTAACTTTGATTCCATTGAAATACTTGCAATATTTAAATTTTCAAGATTAATAGGAACATTGTTTAAAAAATCATCTTCCAGTGTGTTAGTTTTAGTATCTATTGATTCTATTTGCAAACCATTATCTTGAATTTCAAATGAAGTTATATCAAGTTTCTTAATATTGTCGCTATCATCATCACTATTATCACTATCATCATCGTCATCATCGTGATCATCGTGATCATCATCGTCATCTTCATCATCGTCATCTTCATCATCGTCATCTTCATCATCATCTTCATCTTCATCGTCATCTTCGTCTTTATCTTCGTCGTCATCTTCGTCTTCATCATCTGATACAGCGATTTTACCACTATTTAATTCTTCATTATATGTGTTACTTATTTCAATATTTTCATTGTATTCATTGGCTTCATTATTTTCTTGTGTTAAAGAAAAATCTGGAATTCCTATATTATTCATTTGATTATTTATTTGATTATTTATTTGATTATTATTATAATTCATTATAAAATTTTGTAAAATTTTACCATGTTCTATTACACTATTTTCTAATAAATTTAATCTTCTGTAGCAATATAACATTACAGCACCGGTTACTAAAATTAAAATGCCTAAAGTTATTATAAATCCAGTATCAATAAAATTAATCAACATATTCATATTATTATTTTTTAGTAATATTATTTTAAATTATGTTTTACGAAAATTATATATTTAATATTTTAATTTTAATTTTTAAAATCATTTATTATTTCTTTTGGATAATTCAAATCTTTTAATACTTTTATACCACCTTTAACTTTACTTATTCCTTTTTTTAGTTTATAAGTATATTCAAAGTCACTTTTTGAGTCATTTTGTTTAATAGTCATACAATAATTTGTTACATTACTTTTTGATTTTTCTAATTTTTTACAAAGTTTATTATAATGAGTTGTTAATATATAATCTAAATTATTAAATATATCTAAATGTTTTAAATAATTAAATGCACTACTTACTGCTTCGTCAGGATTAGTACCACTATATAATTCATCAAATACACAAAAATGTCTTTTATCTGAATTATCTTCTATTAATTCTAATATTTTTTTACATTGACGTGCTTCCGCTTGAAATAAACTATCACGATTAGATGTATCTGGTATATTTATATAACAATGTATATAATCATACAAATTTATAGTTGCTTCTTCAAAAAATCCACACCCAAACTGCTGACATAATATTATATTAAATATTGAAGATTTCAATAACGTCGTCTTTCCTGCTGCATTTGGTCCAGTTAATATCATATTTTTTGATAAATCATAAGAATTTTTTACAATTTTTTCACTATTAATTAAATGACCATAATAACTATTTTTAAAAACTGTATTTTCATTATTAGATGCAAACTTGCAATAATTAATTTTATTATTTTTTAATAATTTTTGTATTTTAAGTATATTATCAATATAACCATTACAATTAAATGAAAAATATAATGAATTTATTAAATCATCGTCATTATTTAGTTGATAAAATGATTTTAATAAATTACCAAGTTCCATTATCTTTTTTGTATTAAAGTTGTAATCGTTTATTTTTTCTAATTGATTATAATAGTCTGTCAAAATAATATTGTTTTTATTAACAGATTCATTGAAATTAGTATAACTTTTAAAATCATTCGTATATTTTAATAAATTAGAAAATCGTTTTATACTATTTTTCAAATATTTCCTTACTTCAAATAAAGTAGTATGTATTAATTTTATATTTTTGAAATATTTTATACAACTAAATACGTTTTGATATATTTGAAATCCATAAAAAAATACACTTAAAATTAAATATATTTTTGTAGAAAAAGAAGCTTCAGAGAAATTTGTAAATAATTGTCCAATTACATGATTCTGCAAAACAACTTTCAAATGACTTATATAACTTTCCAACGTTACATCATAACCCTGTAATTTTATTATAAAAAAAGGTATAATCATACTTATTATTGGTAAAATTAAACTAAATGCTGGTGCTGCTAAATTATATACAGATAAACCAGTTAAAACACTTGAATTATTATTATAATTTGAAAAAAATGGTAATTCAAAATATTGATATTTTTCAATGAAACCATTATCGTATATAATATTTTCACAATTATTTAAAATACTTTCTTCTAAACTAATATCTTCTGAATTATTACTAATGTCTTTTGTTTCTATATTTACAAAATCTATATTTGGTTTATATTGTTTCAATAAATTCTGCGATTCCAGTAAAAAATCTTTATTACTTGTATAATATTTTGACCATTTATTTACTATATTTTTTTCAAATACATTATGTGGATTTAATAAACAATAATATAAATTTTCTTTATTATTGTTACTACTAATATCAGAATCAATATTATCTTTTGTGTCTGTATCAATACTCGCGCTATTTTGCGATTTATATTCTTTTAATTCTAAATCATTTATTATGCAATCGTCTAATAAATTTTTATCATCTAAATATTCAATGGGTAATTTAAAATTATTATTGTAGTCATCTATTGTTTCGGATTTTAATCTTAAATTTTTTGAATTTCCAAATAATAAAGAATATATATCCATTTTCTATAATTAATTAAAATTATTAATTTTATATAACTATAACTTAATAAATATTAAATAATAAATAATAAATAATAAATAATAAACATTATTTATTATTTATTATATATGATTAAATATGCTGTAAAAGATATTAATAATATAATTGATAATATGAAAACTAATAAATCTATATTATTGGATGATGAAACACAGACCTATTTAATTAATATATTAAATAGTATAAAAAAAATAAATAAAAAGCCTTATAACAATAACAATAACAATAACAATAACAATAACAATAACAATAACAATAACAATAACAATAACAATAACAATAACAATAACAATAACAATAACAATAACAATAACAACAGAAATAATTATAAAAATTATAGTAAATCAAAATTTTTAAATAAAGACTCTAAAGACTCTAAAGAATCTAGAGACTCTAAAAATATTGTTTCTGAAGAAACAAGCTATAATATTAATAGAATAAAATTACAAAATAATAAAACCGATTTAGAAATACATAATAATAATATTAGAAAATTATTAAATAAATTGTCCAATAATAACTTTGAAAAAATTAAT